GCGAACGCTGTTCGCCCTCACTTTGAACCTCTCGCAGACGCGATTGAGGACAACGAGGAAGTGAAGAAGGCGCACGCCGCTACCCTGCAACGGGTGGAATTGTCAAGCGCGGTTGATACCGAACTTGAACTTCCCGACTGGCCCGTCTACACGAACATGCGACCTTACCAACGCATCGCTCCCATCATGTATCGCACAGGTGGACGCAACCGCATCCTCATCGCAGACGAGATGGGGCTTGGCAAGTCGCTTCAAGCCCTTGGTTGTGTTGAGTTCGCGCAACACCAGCAGGTTCTCATCGTCTGTCCCGCCATTGTCAAGCACAATTGGGGGAACGAGATTGTCAAGTGGCTCAACGGCGACTATCAAATCATCAAAGGACGGCAAGGAGAAATCAAACCAGCACGATTCCACATCATCAACTACGACATTTTGGAAGCGCGCCTTCCTCAACTGCAAGCGATTGGCTTTGACTGCATCATTTTTGACGAGGTTCACCGCATCAAGAATCCAAAGGCGGCCACCACGAAAGCCGCGCTATCGTTGGCCTCCTACAAAGAAGGCATCATCGCGCTGTCGGGAACGCCGGTCACCAACCGACCCATTGAGTTCTTCCCGGTCCTCAACATGATGCTCCCTGCTACCTTCTCCAACTCATTCACCTTCGCCAAGAAATACTGCAACGCAAAGAAGACGCACTTCGGCTGGGATTTCAGCGGCGCGTCTAACATTGACCAATCGTGGGACAGCCAAATCACACCGTTGAATCACATCCTGCGCGACTTCATGTTGCGTCGTTCAATGGACGACCCGCGCATTGCTGGTGAAATGCCCTCGTTGGTTGAGACCATCATTCCTGTGGAGTTGACGGACAAGCAGAAAACGACCTACAAGAACACGCACAACTCTTGGATGCAGGCATGGGTGGACCAACAGCAGAACTTCGGTTCAACAGACGCGGGCTTCACACTCAACATGATGACTGAACTGCGCCACCAAGCAGGGCTTCTCAAGACAGACGCGGCAGTCAAGTGGGCAACAACTTACTTACAAAACAGCGGCAAGCCACTCGTTATTTTTGCACACCACAAGAATGTCATTGAAGGGATTTACTCCGAACTCATCGCTGACTTCCCAAGCACGCGCTACATCACAGGCGAGACATCCGAGGCTGACCGTCAGCAGAACATCCTTCACTTCCAACAAGGAAGCGTGGACTTCCTCATCTGTTCCACCAACGCCATGCGCGAAGGTGTCAACCTTGACCACGCTAACACCACGCTCTTCGTTGAGCGTGAGTGGGTCCCTGCATGGGAACAGCAAGCCGCGGCGCGCGTTCGCAGAATGACGCAAGAAGAATCCACCTGCCACAAAGTTGTTTTGTCGGCGATTGACACGATTGATTCAATGTTTGACCAAGTGGTTGCCAGCAAAGCCGACCTCGTCCAGCGCATTCTTGATGGCGACTCGGCAAAGACGCGAAACCAAATTGTCAAATCATTGTTGAAAAAATTGAAGACAGGAGAGATGAAAATATGACCGAAACAGAAGAAGAATACACACGACTACCCATCGCAGACTTCACAGTCGTGATGCACGACGGACACCAAGCGAAAATCTCCGACCTTGGAGACAACAAACTCAAGAAGGTGGCACTCAAACATTTGCGCACCATCCGTCGTGAAATCCTCAAGTTGTGCGTCATCAAAGCAGAATTGGAAAAGCGCGAATACGCAGAAGGGCTTGCCTACCTTGCGTCCTTCCGCGAATACAATGTGTTTCAAATGATGACACATGCCACCGCGCTCGGCATCAACAACTACAACAGAACCTACGGTCAGTCTACACCTATCGCCATCGTCAAGGAGGAGGAAGAATGAAGGGCGAGAACAGCCTTTGCTTCGCATGTGACGAACCCTCCAATGTGTGGCTGGACTCGGACCTTCAGCGTAGCGCGGACTACTGCTTCCAATGCTTCTGTATGCAATCTACATGGGAAGAGGCGAGCCGCGTCTTCTTCAACAAACCGGATATGGTCCAACTCATTCGCTTGAAACTCATCGCTGGACAGATGAGCAACAAGAACAGGGAGTTGCTTCAATGGGACAAGTTCTACGGAACGATGAGCCACAAAGACTTGATGGACCCAAATTGGTTCCCCGAACTGCACGAGGTGTGTCACCTATGATTCCAGCCCAAGAACCGCTTGATGTTATCATCATCCCCTACGCACCTTGCCCTTGCCGTAAACATGCGCGCCCCTCGGAACTCTTCATCTACCGCACCATCCCTTACGGTGTCTTTGCCAAAGCCGAGGTGCATTGCGTTGAAGGCAACGGAGTGTGGGATGCATCGTTCATTTTCATGCCGCAAGCATAAATAGGTTCTCCCGCGTCGGGGTGAATATGGGCGGCACATTTACTATACGCGTTTCCAATTTTACGGAGGACGGCAGGTTGTTGAAACCAAACGGCGACGAGGAAACCATTGAAGGTATTCACATTGAGACCGACGACGGAGAGGGATACGAGATAGAAGGATTTGATTACGCGTCTCATCTGCTGGGCGATGTCATCGTTTGCACATGCGGCGACCAAATTGACCCTCACCAAATCGCTCTCTTCACCAAGAAGCGCGAACACATTCTCATTCCAGCGCGCTGTTGTAACAAGTTTCGCTGGTTCAAGGGGGAGTCAGTTTGATTGAAGAAGAGTGGGAACCAAGCGAAGACGACATCGGATGGACGAAAGACCACTTCGCGCGAATGCAAGTAGGAGACACATGGGGCGTGGCCGACGCTGTTCTCAAGAAGGAAAGTGAGACTCACCTCAATGTGGTGTCCGCGTCTCCCTCTTCGCTATTGCCGCTTACCCGAATCGGTAAAGTGTGCGTCGCTCTTGACATTGAGTTCACAGCCGCCGACGCCGAAATCATTCACGACCCGCAAGGGGCGGCACAGGAAGCCGCGCAAGAATGGGAACACGAGGGCATCCCTCTCACGAACTTTGACCTTGAAAACGCGGAGTGGATTCTCGCAGACAGCGAGAACGAAACATGGGGTGTTATTATCCGACACGAATCGGACGACCCCGACAAACCACACGAAGTCACGATGGCTCCAATGGATTATCACCTCGTTGCGGGAGACGAACTTTTCTTCTCTTGGAAAGGCATGCCTGTTCTTGAGCGTGAAGAAATCATCACCCTCGCTGATGACCGTATGTTTCAAGTCGCGCTGAATGATGAACGAATCATCATCATGACGACTCACGATATTGATGGAGACTTGGTTCCTCCACATCTGCGCGGCCTCATTTTTAAGGCAGTTCGGGATGATGAGGAAGAATGAGGTTTGAGGATTTGGCGAGCGCGGTTCACGCCGCACAAACTGAACCGAACAACGCAAGTCATCTCACCGTCCTGTTCAAACGATACGCCGATAGCGCACACGACATCATAACCTTATGTTGCGCAAGTCCAAGGGGTTCAATCAAACCCCACCATGTTGTCAAAATGCTGGCGCAGTCCTACGGATTGTTCCCCGAAGAGTATGAGTCCTTGATGGACGAACACGAAATGCCTTTACTCCTTGCGAGTGAATCGCCGCGGGAGGTGAACGAATCCATATCAGTTCGGGAAGCCATTGAGTTCAAAGAAATGATACTGCGCGGCGAAATCAACGCTGACATTCTATTCAAGTCCATGTCGCAATTGAGTGCGATGGTGTTTTGGGGGTTCGCTTTTGGCAAGTCCGTTATCAACCACCGACGAATCATGCGAGCGGTTGCGTCTCTCACACGCTATGATACAAAACACCTCCAACAAATGCGCGCCATCATGCCGACGGGAGATGTCATCCAGCGTGCGTTGAACGAAACGCTCCCTCATGATTTCATTATCCAACCGGCCTATCCATTCATGGCCCCGCACTACTCACGATGGAACAAATGGTCCGTCCCCTTCACGAACACTCACTACGACATCATCAAAGGAAAACGATACTACGCGCACAGAAGGGGAGACTCCGTCTTCCGTTACGATTCAGCCGCGCGTATGGTGGTGGCCGGTCCGATGTGCGCGGAGCGTCTGCCCGAAGAGGATTGCGTCTGCGAGATGGACGGTGAGAATAACATCATTGAGTGGTTGTATCGTGAGGACGCACCGGACCTATGGATGAAAGGTCGGGAGTTGCGCGCCACCAATCCGAAGAAGGTTGAAGACCGCGCTCATCTGCGTGCGCTCGTCCAGTCCTTGGGAAGAGACGAAGTCTTGCGTCTCGTTGATGCTGACCGTCCATACTTCCATAGCGGGTGTGTGGGAGGATTTATTGTGCCGAGAAGAACATTTGACATACCGTTGCTGATACTTGGAGGATTTCGTGATGGCGAGGGCATCCGCATCAAGGTGGCCGCGCTTGACGGATTTGACCTGTTCCCCGTGGGCTATGCGTATGTCAAAGCCGACGACATCCCCGACAGGCTGGCGCGCCTCTACGACGCACAGGTCATGCTTGATGTGGATGAAGGGTTGGTCGGCATTTTTCATTCACTCGGCTACGAACACGAAACGAAAACGCTCCGCGCACCGTATCTCACACGACTTGACACGACGCTGGGACAAAGCGACGCAATTCAAATCGGCGACCTCATTGAACGAGGTGGAACGAATGGATGAGGACGCCTTCTTCCTCGGCTTCCTCGCACGAGAATGTCGCTTTCAATTGAGCGTTCACTTCGCACCAAAAACACGAATCGGATACCGGGTGGAACGACGGGTGCTGGTCAGCATGAAGGACGAACCTGCGCTGAACATGTGGCTCTCTACGAAAGGTATCAATTCGCGCATCATCAAAAAACCCGAACGCATTTGGGTGCTTATCCGCCTGCTCATGCCTGTCAAGGAGCATGTGAAAGACCTTGACAACATGAACAAAATGGTTCAACTGATGGACTACAAAGGGCGTGCGCCTACGCACGAAGAGATTGAAAAAATCATTGGCATGATTGATATGTCAAAGTAGAGCATAGGCGCAAAGCCTGTTCTCATTATCAATAATCTCATTATCAATTTAGACAAAGAAGGTTACTATCTTTATTTGTTAAATGAGACAATGAGATTATCAATAAAACCAAGGGGTCATTTTTGACCCCTTTATATATGACGCGCCAAATGAGGTGAAATCGGCACGAAGGAGATGAAAAAATTGAAACAATTTATCCCAGCAACAACTGACGAATACATCGGCAACGATGACCCGAACAACCCGCTCTTCTACCTTGACGAGTGGGAGCGTGATAGCAACCTTTGCTTGCTCTTTGAGGGTCGCCCCGGTCTCGGAAAGACAACCGCCGCCTACATCCTCGCCGAACACCTCGGCCTTGATGTGATGGAACTTAACGCCTCCGACGACCGCGGCATTGATGTTGTCCGAGACAAAATCAAAATGACCGCCATGTCATCCTCGCCGTGGGGCAACATTCTCATCCTGCTGGATGAGGCCGACGGTCTCACCAAGCAAGCGCAAGACTCCTTGAAGCGCATCATGGAGAAGAGTTCTTGCTGGTGGATTCTCACATGCAACGACCACGCCAAAATCATACCGGCCATCAAATCCCGTTGCGTTCAGTTCACATTCAAGCCATATTCTGTAAAACAGATTCGCGCGTATCAGCAACTCCTTATTTTGAAGAAGGGTGTTGAGTCCAAGGAAAGTGCCGAGGTCCTGCATTCACACTTCGCCGGAGACCTACGCGCGATTGGCAATCACATTCTCAGCGGTTCAACTTTGAGCCAAGACCAAACCGAGTGGGACAGTCTCGCTCTTGATATCGCCGCTGGCGACTGGCAATCAACGCACCAAACAATGCTTGAGATGCTAACCAACGGCGCGACTTTGCACCTCGTAATGCATCGCATCCACGAGTTCGCTAAATCTGTGGGGATGAGTTCCCAACAATTATATACCTTCTTCGTTGTGTGGGGAGATTTCGTGTTAAGAATGCACGCATGGCCCCTATCAAGTGAGTCCTTTGTGGACTACTTTGTAGCCGCCCTGCACCGCGAAGACACAAACAAAAAGGAGGAATAAATATGCCAAACCTTAACCAAAACGGAGCCGAAAACAATGAACAAACCAACGCCGGGTTGCACCCGGAAGTGGAGGAACGCCTCAAGTGGTGGGCCGAGAAGCACGGGAAGTCGCTTGACGATGCGACTGCCGAGTTCTTTACCTACCTCAAGACGGAACTGTCCGCCAACCCCAACGATGAAGACGACGACTTCTTGATTGATGCCGCCGAAGCCTTTGTGGTTGAGCGTCGCGTCATGAGCGGTGGCACCAACAACGCTACCGAACTTGTCGGATACTTCATCGGTATTGACCCCAAGTGCCGAGACGCACAAGAGCGCAAGCGTGGCCCTGCCATTCAAGCCGCCTTGAACGACCTTGATGGTGCCATCGCAGACGGACTTGTCGCACGAGCCTTTACCCAAGACGGCGTGTGGATGCTTGAAAAGAAAGACGGTGTGGTTGCTACCGAAGAGTCAGCAGACGCGGACCCGTGGTTCCTTGTAAGAGAACACGGCCTCTCCCTCGCCATCCTTCAAAACAACCCGGATTGGGCGCGCTTCGGTGAACCTGTCACGCCCTACCGCTGGCAACGCACCTACTACTTCCTCGGCAACGAGAAGGACAACTTCTTGGACGACCAAAGAGTTCTGCGCATCACCATCACAGGCAAGAGCGCAGATGAGTGGTTCATCCCTCAACTGTTCAGCGAGTGTTCCTTGAAAGTGCGACCTCAGTCGCCCAATGTCAAGCCGGAGTGGGCTGACACCTACAACGCTTACCCGCTTCCCGGTGCGCTTACCTACGGCAACGACTTCGTTGACGAAGAATACCGCGCTATCATTGCACCCGACAAGTTGGTCCCCGGTCTTGATGCTCACATCAAGGACCTGTCCACCCTTGCCGAAGTCTTTGAGACGCGACAAGAGATTGTCCCCGGCTACAACCCGGTTGGTCCTCTCGTCTTCATCCGAGGCAAGGTCAGCGACATGCGAAAGGAAGCGCGCGAAACCGAGTGGGACCCGACGGGTCATGACTACTCCATGAGCGTTTCATCCTTTGACCTCATGCGCACCTTTAACGGCGGACGACGACAGAACCTCCCCCTCTACATCCACGGACTCCTCGGCGACGAGGCACATCCATTTGACTACGCCACCGAAGAAGGTTGGAAGCCCTACGCCGTGAAGTCCACGGTCATTGCTTTCGGACGCTTGAGCGTGCGTGCTACGGACGATGGTCCACAGCCTGCCCTCAAGACCTTTGGTGTCTTTGCAGTCCCGCGCCTTGCCATCCCTGCTGGTGAAGGCGGCGACACATCAACAACCCAATACGGAGAGTGAAAGTATGCCAAACCTAAACGATTTGAAGAAGCAAGTGCAAGAAGAAGAAACCCAAGCCTTTGACCCGGCGACTGGTGAAACAGTCCCCGCGACATTGGTTGAAGAGAAGACGAGCCATGCGGTCAAACCCATAGCCCAATCGGTGTGGGACGAGATTGTCAGCGCGGGAGATAACATCCCCAACAAGATGATTTTCTGCGGACTCATTGGCCCGGAGGGTGTCGGTAAAACCGGTATCGTCTTGGACAGCATGACCGACGAAGAAAAGAAGCGCGGCGATGTCATCTTCGTTCTTGACTTTGACGGTGGTGGGATGACCACCCGTGTCACTCATCACCGGAAACATGCGAAGAACATTCGTTGTCTCAATCCCAATGTCATGTTTGAAACGCTTGACGAGGATGGAGAAGCGCGAGAAGCAATTGACTACCCTGCAACACATCGTCGCGTCATGAAAATTGGACAGACGCTTGTTGATTGGGCCGCACGACCCGGAGAAAAACCACGCTTACATTCGGTCCTCATCACCGCTGTTGACCTGTGGGATGAAGTGGCGAAAAACTGCATGTTCATTGAAGACTTGGGAACCGCACCCGACGGTATCGGTGCTAAGGTTGAACCTCATCTGCAAGTTGGAATGCGATTCAACTGGCAAATTCGCACAACGCGTTTCCACCAACTCACTACCATCGCTCGCACGCTGATGTCCCTTGGTGTTGCCGTCTACTTTGAGACGCACTTCAAGGACTTGCAGGACAAGACGGGTTCCGTCATCGGTAAGAAACCATCATGGGAAAAGCATACGGCAAACTACCTCAACCAAATTCTCTACTTCCACAAGAAGAAAGTGCGCGGTGAGGATGGCTCTCAAACCGGAGAGACGCGCTATGAGGTTGAGTTCGTCAAGTGCAAGACCAATGCGGACCTCCTTGACCAGCGACGCACCATCATGGTGACAAAGAAGGATGAACCCCTACAATGGTTTGGACTCCCCGAAATCCGAGAAGGTGACATGTGATGGCCGAATGGAAGCGAACAGGCAAGCCAGCCCACAACAAAGGTATGGCTGTCAGCGAAGAAGACGCGCCTCTCTTTGAAGCCAACCCAACCTGCCATGTCTGTGCGGGGACAGGGGAAATCATTTCCGAGTCTCCCGTCTACGAATGGGGCGAGTGCGTTGATGTTGAGTTCATCATTGAGCCTTGCGATTGCGTTTTTTACAAGTGGGAAAGAAAGCCCGACCCCAAATGCACACAATGTTGCGGTGTCGGTGTCCTCCAAGAACGCCTTATCCATGAAGGAGAAGAGGTAGTTTTTCTCCATGATTGTCCCTGTTTGCGATACATTTCCGAAGGTGAAAAAGATGACTGACACAATACACATCAAAGGCACAACACGCCCCCGCGTCTGCGGAGCAAGCCCCCAATACGAATGCGTTGGAGACGATAAACCTCTCACGCTTTGCGACAAGTGTCGCGCGATTCGTTTTGCCAAGACAGGTGAAGAGGTGGTTCAATGACACAAGGCATTTTTGACAAAGCAGTCCTGCATGGTTTAATCGTAGGGTTCGGCGTCGGTGTCAACGACCTACAATGTGAGATTCACAACATGAGAATGACAGGTTCAGTAGACACACCAACGCACTACTACCGACGGTCCATCCCGATTGACCATTCTGCGGTAATGACCAATTCTGCCTACACGCTGGGCAAAATCCACATCCCCGATGTTCACAAGGTAGGCGCGTTTCTCAAAGCATGCGATGATGACCAAGTTCACATCCGACAGATTGGAAACATGCTTTCGTTGAAATGTGGCGACAATCAGTTCAGCACCCCAACCTCCGACTACATCATGTCAGCACAGACTCTTGACCGAGCCAATGTTGCTATTGAGGATGCCAAAAAGAACATGTGGACAAAATTGGGTCGCGCGGAATTGCAAGTCCACGGAACATTTGAGATGGACGATGCGCGAGGTTTGGACTCCATGACAAAGGTCGCAGGCAAAGACGCTCCCGTCCGCATTCACTTGAAGGACGATGAGATGACCATCACCGCTGGTTCAAAGCGAGGCGCACGGATGAGCCGTGAAGTCTTTGTTGACACACCCGACGGCACGGATTGTGAGACGGTCTTCGGCCCTCACATACCGAAGTTGTTGAACCTCATGCCTGCTGGTCCGACCGCACTCCACATGGGAGACAAGAGCGCGCTCGTGTTTTCCAACAATGAGACGGACGCGCTTCTCATCCTCAAACACCAAGAGGGGGTTGACCAATGACGGACGCTGACAAATACTCGGAGTGTTTGATGTGCGACGGCGAAGACTGCGACTCCGCTGACGACCTGCACAAGTTGTGCAAAGAATGTCACGACATGGTTACATGGCCGAAGGAGTTGGATGAATGATTGTTGACGCCATCTACCACGACGACGCACCACCCACACTCTACTGCCGATACCGAAAGAACGGCATGCTAATTGAGCAGAAGTCGCTGACTTGGCGACCTTACATGTTCATCCCTGTCGGCACAGCCGAGTCCCGAATTAAGCACATGCTCCGCGCGTATCCTGCTTCTTCAATTGACTACGGAGAGACCTACGAAGCGATTGACAAAACGCCTCTTTGGAAAGTTTACGCGAACAATCCGTGGGACCTCTACGGTATGCGCAACATGTTCTCTCGCACCTACGAAGCAGATGTTGATGTCGTAGACCAGTATCTCATTGACTCCTTCCCGGCGATGCCGAAGTGGGAGCCGCGCAAGTGGTGGTATGACATTGAGTGCAACACCGGTGATGACAAATTCACAACCGTCATCGCCGTCATTGACTCCGACCTTGACACACCCGTTGTCTTTGCATGGGCTGATGAGCGAACCAATTGTCCTTACTTCAACCACCCCGAAGGTCAAAAGCGAATCACCTATGAGCGATTGAGCAAAATTGATATGCTTGCTGGAAAAAGAAAGGTGCGCGATGTTGAATACAAATTGAGACTTTTCTCAAGCGAAGAGAAGTTGTATAATAACTTCATTGATTTCCTCAACCAACGCAACCCCGACATGATGATTGCTCACGCGGGAACCTTCTTTGACATACCCCACATGATTGAACGCCTTGACCACATCTACGGCGTGGGCGTCGGCTCTTCCAAGTTGAGTCCGCTCGGCATTATCCGTAAGCCGAAGAAAGGGAAACGCTACCGATACGACGACCAGCCCATTGCAGGACGCTGGCAATTTGATACCGCGGCACCCGAAGGAAGTGGCACCGGCTTTGAGCGCGTTTGGAAGGACAGCGGTGGTGGTCAACTACCCAACCTCAAGTTGAATACTATCGCAGAAACGCTCGGCCTCGGCTCCAAGTTGACCGAGGAGATTGAAGGTATGACCGTTCACAACGGGTGGTATGATTATTGGGAAGAGTTCGTGGACTACTGTTTGCTTGACACCGTTCTTCTACGAGGCATTGACGAGGCTCGCAATGTCACCGACTTCTTCATTGAAATGGTGCGCTTGACTGGCGTTGGACTCAAGTCCGTGGCGAATGTCACAAACTTTGCGCGCGGTTTGATTTCACGCAGGACGAAGAAGAAGGCACCTTCTCGGTATCAAGCCGAGCGACGCGACCTACAAGGTGCTGAATTCATTTTGAAAGAGCCGGGTCTCTACAAGGATGTCGCCGTCATTGACTACAAAGGACTCTATCCTTCTCTCATGACCGGGTTCAATCTGTCGTGGGAAACGAAGCGATTCGGCCCCGGCGAGAACATCATCAAGTTGGAGAACGGCACTTATTGGGACCAATCCGAGAAGGGCGTCCTCCCTCAAATCGTTGACTATCTCTTTGACTATCGCGATGTCTGCAAAAAGAACATGCGCGATGCCGAAACCAAAGAAGAACGCGCCGCATGGAACACCACCCAATCAGCAGTCAAGCGTGTCATGGCGTCACTATACGGAATGACGGCGCACGCTGGCTACGGTTGGGCTGACATGGACATCGCCGAGACCATCCTCTCCGAAGGACGGCGATGCATTTCACTTCTTGACTCGGTGGCGACCAACATGGGCTACAATGTCCTTTACGGTTTCACCGACTCTGCTTTCATTCAAGTGCCGCTTGAGGATGCTGAAACCTTGGCCGCGCGTATCACCGATGTTGTCCAAGAACAAACGGGCAACACATCGTTGGTGGCTGAACTTGAGGCTTACATCCCCTACTGGCTGTTCGCTGGAAAGAATCTCTACGCTGGCATCGTTTCGTATCCCGAAGCCGACAAAGGCAAATGGAAAAGTGCGCGATTCATGAAGGGGAGCAACCTTGCACCCATCAGCAAAAAAAGCGAGCGAGAAGCCCTTGCTCTTATTTGCAAGGGTGGGAATGAATCCAAAGTGCGCGAGACTGTTCTCAACATGGTCGCTCCTTTGAGGCGTGGTGAATTTGAAATGAAGGACATCACGCAGTCAACGCGCATCGGCGTTCTTTCAAACAGGACTGCCGCAGGCCAAGCCGCGCTCTACTACAACACTCACATGGACGGCGAGGCTTTCTCCGTTGGAGACAGCGTGCCGTATGTCTATGTGTCTCATCCTCCGTCGGGACTCCCTCCGACGAAGTATGCGACATGGAGGGATGTGAGTGAACTTGAAGGCTTTGAGATTGACATCAAGGCCACCATCAAGAAATTGGTGGAAAAGAAGTTGCAACCAATTTTCAAGGTCTTGGGTTGGGACCTTGAAGCCGCAATGGGAGAACCCCGACCCGCAACCTACTGGTGATAACATGACCAACAAAAACGAAGAAAGAATTACAGAACTTGAAGAGAAAGTTTCCGAACTTGAAGACC